TGATAGCGTTATCATCGAGTGGGTATGTGAATGAGCCGGTCGCACCTGTGAACCACTTAAACTCAAGCCATGATACTGTGCGAGTTCCAACAACACTTGTTCCAACGGCTATTGTGTTGGATTGTAGTTGGATAAAATCTCGTAGGGTCTGTTCAAGGACCGAATCTCCTGTGGAGAAAGGTCCTGCTGCTGCTTCAACATTCAATATATCTTCTAAACTTTGCGTCATTTCATCATCTCCTTCAAGCAATTGCCGCCCCTTGTGTATTAACAGCGATTAAATCACCATCTGCTGAACCTGTGGTCTGTCCTTCGCCCACATATAGTCCGAGTTTCTTTGCTGAGGAACCGCTTGCTGTTGTAGCAAGACCACTTGATGCGATATAAACAGTCACACCTGTAGTCCATGTCTGTGAAGCAGTAGCCGCCACCATTAGGACTCCGCCCAATGGGTAGTATGCTACTGTAGCACCTGTGGATTCGTATGCTTGGTCTGCATCTCGGCTGGATTCACCAGCAGATACACCAATGCAAATCTCGCTAACCGCAGTTAGGTCGAGTGTGTTGTTAGTGCTGTCGTTAGTAAGTAGGTAGCCAGCACCGCTAACGGTGGTTGCTGCCTTTAGTGTTGCGTTTCGTGGGTCTGCGCCCTCTCCGTAAGCCATCTTAGTTCATCTCCTTAATCTCAGTGTATCGTGGCGCACGCATTTCATCGCGTTCTGCGCCAGCGAGTGTGTTGTTCCATGCAGAAGCCCATGCGTTCCATGCCTTCTCATATAGATTCTCGTCAGTTTCGACAATCTTACCGTTTAGATAATTTGCTACTACTGCTCTTGGTTGAGGGGCCGAAGCCTCGACTACTGCCTCAGAAGCAACCGCTTGTTCAACGGGCTTCATCTCAACAGGTTCGGGTGCTGGGTGAGCCTCAGCCCACGAAGCGATTAACCCTCTTAGCGTTTCAGTTGTAAGGTCGTCATGACCCTTCATACCCATTTCCGCTGCCTCATTAACAAGGATTTGTCGCTCATCTTCTGCTCTTGCATCATCAGCCGCCTTAAATTCGGCAACGCTGCTATTAGCAAAAACGAGTTGAGCCTTCAATTCCTCAATCTGAGATGCGAGGGCATCTATTTCGTTTGTATCTTCAATTTGTTCATCGGTCATATCATTCACCAATTCTGTGTTCTTTGCAGAAGGCGAGTGATACTTAATACTTGACCCTGCCTTAACCCGTTTTGCACTTTCTATATTTGCTTCTTCATAGGCGGGCTTATGCACAATAGCCAAATGGTCGAAGGTAAAGTCTTCTCCGAAGACTAAACCCTCATCGTCTGCCTTTAGGGGAACCCCCGAACCACCAATACTAACCCCATATCCTTTACGCAACCAAAGACCGGACTCTAATGCTTCAAATAATTCTGTTCTTACCACATGAGCCGTATATTTTACAGTATAACCATCTTCTCTTTCTTCAAAGATTGCTTCGGTGATATAACCTACAACGGCTTCGTCAACATCTCCATTCATATTACGGGTAAAACCACCAGCCGTAGCCTGTGGGTGATTTAATGTTAAATCGGAACCAATCATTTGTTCGGCTACAAACTTTGCGCCTTCTTTTGTTAGCGACCAATTGTTTTTATTCATTCCCTCATGGAATGCTATACCTTTAATCTCAATTACTGATTTACCGGTGGAGGCTTCAAGTATTGCTTCAGCCCCCCCAATATCAAGGTCAAGAGTTACGGCTACCTTACGACACACGCCATCAATCAATTCTTCATCAATACCACAAACATTAGATTCTTCCGCGCTTGCGTCTTTTTGGGCCTTGCATGATTCTGCTTCTTTACAATATGCTTCTGTTGAACATACGCTGCATATTTCTAAAGCGGCTTCAACCTTTTCGTCTTTATTGCATCCGCAACCACACGACATAGAAAGCAGTTTTAGGTTAGTGATTTATCAAACTTCTATTCAACAACAAAAGAGAAAGGGCGACAAAACAAAGAAAAAAGGAAAGAGAGGCGACATTACCAAAGGACAAACCATACTGTTCTCCTATTCCTCCTGTGTTCCCACAGAAATATGTTACAGGGTCAAATCCAAAATCATAATTTATACAAATCTTATTTCCTTCGATAGCCGCGCTTGCCGCTTCTTCAATTCCATACGGATTTAGGGGTTTTTCGGGACTATATGTAAAGATGGGAAATTCCACGAACCATATAGGGGGTTAGTGTTTAACCAATGTTTGCTTTTACTGTATCACTATATCGAACCAATCTGTGCCGATTGTGTAGTTATCATTGAATCTGAAAGTGGAGAAAATATCATAACGGCCTTCGGGAACGGCGAATGATATATTCACATAATCCCAATTCTGATAATAGGTTTCATAGGTATGTTCCTCTTGAATACCCGACCAATTCCCCGTATCGTTATGGTAAAAGGTCCAAATGACGGTTAGGTTGTGTGGTGCATCATCACAAGTAAGGTCAGCATCCCAATGTAGGGTTATATTGCCGGTAGTATTGTCGTATTGATGAAAAGCATCCCACATTTGAGGGGCGCAATTTTCCTCGATAGTTTCATTAGTAGTTTGATTAGTCGTATTATTGTTATCGGGAGGAATTACAACCGTTGTATTATTTTCCGGCGGAGGTGGAGGTGGGTCATCGGGTTCATCGGAACCATCACGGCAATTCTTGTAGCCGTCATCAACCAAAGAGGCTTGAATGGTTGAACCATCACCACAGGTGAAGTCATCCTCCCATTCCCAATCATCGTCGCCTATCCATTCGTCGTCGCCTTGACCGTAAGGTGTAATATCGAGAATACCCACCATTTCAACAGCGGGCATAAGAAGTGCAAGGATAGAACCTATCGTAATGATTAGTTGTCTAACTTCTGTGGCTCTTTCGTTAATTGTTTCAATAATTGAATCTGCTTCTTCTTGCGTCAAAGGACTCACCTCTTTTCACCAAAATATGTTGTGAGATTTCAAACTTATGGTTAAATTATTACTCCAATAAGCCGGAGAACGGCGACCCATAAAGGGTTACCGTCATAATACAAATTACTCATTCCTTCTGAAATATAAATCAGCGTAAAATGTCTGAGAAGAATTTAACGAATAAGGAAAATCAGATGTGTTCATATATCATTTCCCGCCTTTCTTTCCGCTTGTGATTTGATATGCTTCCATATCTAAAGAGTGTTGTTTTTGCATCTTCTCCATTTCCAAATCATGCTTCATTTTTACTTCTTCAAGCATTCTTGTGTGTGCATCAACTGCTTCAGCAGAAGCAACATCGCTTGTTAGTTGGTCGGGGAGAATGTTTATTTTTGCTGTTTCTTTCCCTTTGAATAAATCAAGGACACTTGTTATGATTAGAAGTGCAGGACCACCGAGAAGACCAATAACTGTTAGTTGGCTGTCTGAAATCTCCCTTTCTTCCACGATACTAAAATATGATGCAGATGCGGCTATAACCACCCAAGCCATGACTACCCCCATACCAAAAGTAAGCATTAGGGCTTCGTTAGGATTACTCAATTTCATTCGGCTCATACGCTTCCAACGCTTGAGTTGATTTATCAACATTTCAATTATTATGACGATAACAACCCCAAATACAAAGGGAATAGAGCATTGTATTAACTCACTCGGAAACATCAGAAGGTCCTTGTTGCGAATGTTCTCTCGGTAATTCGCCTGTTCCTACTGAATCCTCTTTTCTCTCATCGCCACTACGCCCTGCGCTTGGTAGGTTAAGAATATCTAATGATTGATTTAATGTTAGAACCCCTGCTTGATAACCCAATACTACTCTTTGCATTGTGTTCAATGGGGTTTCGGTGTCCATAGCATCAAAAATTATAGTGGGTAAATCTTGCTTTCGGTGGTCTATACCTAACAAATTAAGGTGGAGGGAAAACAGACCCATGCAAGCATCCCCTAAAATGCGGTGCATTCGGGAGATAGCACCAACAGCCCAAAGGTTTGCATTGTAAGTTGCGGCGAATGTCGAACCCCGTTCTTGTCCTGCCGCCACTCTCGGCACTTGTAGGACCGCTGCTATGTCGCCATTTACTGCGTCAAGAAACTCATTACTGTTTGGTATGGTGTTTTCCAAATCGACATGGTGCAATTGAACATAGTGAGGGAGAACAGGTATTTGGTCGCCCCGCAATCCCTCAAACAAAGTAATTACTTCATCCATAATATGCACAAGCCTTTCCTGTTGTTCGGCAGGGTCTTGTATATGCTCGATAGCAGACTTGTCTATGGTTACATATTGCTTCGTCATAGCATCTTCAAGAGATAGTCTGTTATTCATCGTGTTATATTTCATGCGTATTGCTTGCTTGAGAGCAGTAAATCTTGAAGCACCCCATATACCATAGGTCTTTCGACCTTTATTATCGACAAACCAATTACTTCTATAATCTAATTTTATGTGCATGATTTCGTTTGCAGGAAATTCCGCTTCTGTTAGTTTTGTTTCGCGTAGCATATATGTTACCGGTCGTGTAATAGGCGAGTCTTCGTCTGCTACAAAGTAAGAGCCAAGCCCGCCCCTTTCATCAACAATAGTAATTTGCTTCACAGGGAGGCTTTGTAAATCGGTGATACCTACGCCCGCCTTACCTACAATTTT